TTGTACCTGGAGTGCGGCTTGTGGATTGAAGATGAGCGTCGGAAAGGCCTATTGGCATCCGAAGATTTTCAATATCAATTCACAATGCTTTCACTTTGCATTGAATGACCGGCGCTCAACGCCGAAAACTATCGTGTACCTCAACACTGGCCTATTCTTTGGGAAAGGCAAGGTGTTAGAGAAGGATAACGAAGTCTGTAAGCGTCTGATGACCAGTGTCATCGACCGCGTCCTTGAGGGCTCCCTACCTGGGAAGCAAGTGTCTCTCCTCAAACAGTACATAAGTCGGCACAAGGCCGCAATTGCTACCGAGTGCAATGGTCGCAATCTCTTTGTCCCACTCGCATTAGGGGGAATGGGCGTGTACGCGCCCGGACCTTCTCGTGTTCGAGATGGCCCATACCGATGGGTCGATAGGGCCGGTTTCAGTTTCAAGATTACCGCTGAACAGCGAATCCTGGCCGGTCTCTTGTGGGAAAGAGAACCATGCATGTCCATCTCAAGTGGTGGTCCCCAACCGGGGATCCAACCGGGAGATCTACCACCCAAGTACTCAGCACCTTGGCTCGCCGAGCCTGAGGAAGGGAAGTGGACTCCACCATTGGATGCGATGAAGAGGTTCATTCAACACCTTACAAAGTTCGCTCAGGTTGAAAGCAAACATGGGAACGTGAGAAACGTCCCGGTTCCAGCTTCTGAACGAAACTTGGAAAGCCGCGCCCATACGCGGAACTGGCTACAGGCCCCCCGTGGCCTCTGTCAGTTGGTTCGAGTGAAGCCTGACTTTCGGTTTCAAGCGATGTCACGGACACAGATTATCAAACCTCATTCTGTCAGTTCCATACCCAGGCACTGGGTACATCAGGAACGTCAAGGTCCCGCTCTCTGGCTCAGGGAGTACCTTGATAAAAGGTTAGTTGGTTCCGTCTTCTCGCAAGGAGAACTTGCAAGGACGGCTCAGGAACACGGTTTTGGTGTAGTTGTTCAACACCGAGACCGAGATGTGACCATCTCCGATGAGATCACATGTCCCTGGGAACGTGCAGCGCAAAGCATGCGTTTGGATCTAGAAATGGACCACGACATGGATGCGTTCATGGCCAGCGTACGCTCGTT